CTGTTTGTTTTGCAGTTGTTAAATAACCTGTCATTATTTCTGTGCAACGCTTTGATTCTGCCCTTCCTTGATCTCCTTTAATTATTGGCCCTGCCAACATAGAAGCTAAATGCCATGACAAAGTAACAACAAATAACGGAGAAAATTTTGTTGAATCAGTTATTAATGATTGATAACGTAATAATGCATTCTCTTGGTTTGTATAAATTAAATTTCCTTCAATTACAAATTGTTGTGGTGTATAGTGACCAGCTAATATTGTTGGAGCAAAATTAGATGTTATACCTCCCGGTGTATCGCCAGAAGACATTCTTGTAGCGTAATCATTCTGTGCTGTAGGAGATAATATTGCTAGCGGTGTAATCATATCAGCAGGTGCTACATAAGCATATTCCCATTGATCTATTGTGTTATTAACAGTTGCTAAAGTTGTACGTTTAGAAGCAAAATTCCATGTGTGAAATTCTAACAATGTATTTCTTGCTATAGGATAAAATCTAGCAGCTTGTTCCGCTTGTGCAGAACCTTCTGGTGGTTTTATCGAAGCAATAGTTGCATCATCGCCTAAATGTGCCAAGGCAAGGTTGCAAATATCTATTTCAGTTGCCATAACATCTCCTATAAAAAAAGGAGGTTAGCAGTATTACTACTAGCCCCCTGTAAAACGATAAGAAGACCAATACCTATTTACTAGCTGTTTCAAGTTTAGTAATAAGAGTTTCTTTTGTTTGTCTTCTATCTAGCTCTACACCAATAGAACGACCATAAACTTCAAGTTCTGCTTTAGTCATTGATTCATAATCAACTGATTGAGTAGTTGGCTTTACTTCTTCTGACAATACGGTTGTGTTAGACACCACAGGTAAATCAGGTTCAGTTCCACCAACTAATTCAATATTACTATTGAACTCTCCATTATATTCAAACTCTTCGTCAGCTTCTCGCATGGATTGACCAACAAAACACTTGACTTTTGCTCTGTAAATAGGCATAGGTTACTCCTTATTAAGCTACGGTAAATCCAGAAGCATAATACTTCTGACCGTCACCAATTGTTTCTACTATATCAGCAGTAACTTTACCAGCGTTCATAGTACCAGATACAACATATTTTGCACCAAGGTATCTTTTACCTTTGCCAGCAATGTCTGGATTGATGCGTACAACAATGTTTTTACCTAATGTAAGACTTGCTGTAACAATTGCATCACTACTTCCAATAACATCAGGACTAGATAAGTTAGCGTTAGCACTAGTTATAACTTGAAAAGTTATGCTAGTACCGTTTGCAAATGCTTCTGTTAAAGCAAAATTCATATACAAAGCAGTACCTTCACCAACATCTCTAGCAACACTTAAATCTACAGTGTTAGTAGATACAGCAGTAGATGTTACCGCTTGATCTTCGCTCACTCTGAGCAGTTTGTCTGTAATCATTTCAGATCTCCTTTAGTAATAAAAAAATTAACTTACCGCAGATTCGGTATTTAGAAGTGCGTCAACTCTTCTTAGGGGAACACCCAAGAATGATAAGTAGCTTTGTGCTGTACCAAACTGTGATAGACCTTCTTGGATAGCTAATACAGATTGAGACTTGTCAAGTGCTGCAATAGATAATCCTGAGTGAACAGTTCTGTTCATGTAGAACGCTGCTCTTCCCATAGCCATATTTGGAATTCTGTACAATGCTCTAGCCATAAGCTTAATAAGAGCAGTAGATGCAGTAGAAGCCTGTGTGTTAGCACCTGCTAATAGGTCAGAAATATCAATGTTGCAAATACGAACAACGTATCTCCAATCTTTAACAACTAAGCCATTTTTCCACTGATAACGAGTAGCAAAAGCTTGTAGTCTTGTGCCATCGCTGTTGTACACAGTTTGCTCACCTAGATCTTCGTGTGTTAAACCTGCTTTAGATCCTTTTGGAAAAGGACAATAAACAGTTTGATCACCCCAAACAACTAGATATACAGAAGCATTGTCAGAACCTGATCCACCTGCGCTTAATACGTTTACAGAGTTATCTGCTGAAAGGCTGCCATATCTTGGTGCTAAACCTAAAAACTTCTTAGGATCTGTTCCGGGGTTGCCATAGAACATTGTCTCAGCTTGTGTCTGGTTCATTGCTTCCAAGAACGCAGTATCTTCAGATAAACGGAACTGTGCAGTGTTACCATTTAACATTGCTAAGTCTTTGTCTACTTCAGAACGTGCTTCTAGAATTCCGCAAGCTTCATCAACTTGTGCTGTTGTTGACTTACTGTTTGGAATACCTTGGTTTAATGCTCTCCAGTAAACTGAAGGTAAACCTGTTCTGATAACTACACGTTCACCAGTAGGTAAATTACCTTCTTTAAAAACGCAATCTTCTAGAATTTCGTTGCTTTGTGAAAGTAGTTCTGCAACAATTGGAACTCTACCGTCTGGGTCAGATCTTTTTGCCCAATCCGCTAGTGTTAAGTTTGAGGTTGAGAGAGTAGCCATTTAATAACTCCTTATTTAGTTTGCTGATTAGAATATAGTGCGTTTGCTATGCCGTTAAAATCTTTTGGTATGCCAGAACCTTTGCCCATAGCACCTTCAGAATTACCAACATAAGCGTCTTCACTAATAGCCTTACCTGCTCGGTACATAAACCGAATTACTTCGGGATGATTGCCCAAGCCTGATTCTTGCAGCAGATTTGTTAAAGCATCAGTACCAAACGCTTTTAGTGATGATTTAGCTATTTCTAGATTGGCATTAAGATTTTCGCCACCAAATTCTTCATCTGATTTTGCATCGTTTGCCCAACCTATTTTTGCTTCTTCAACTACTTTTGCTTGTCTTGCCTGTATTACAGGTGCGACTTTATCTAATACTTTTTGTGCAGAATCTTGTGGTAGGTTAAGCTCTTTAGCGACTTCACCGAAAGCTGTTAAAACTTCGGGGTCGAGTTCATCTGGTGCGTCAGCCACCTGTGCATTGAACTCGTATTTATCAGGTGCGCCTTCTGGGGCTTCTGATTCGCTAGTTTTACTTTCAACAGAGGATTCATCCGAATCTTGTTGATCCTGTGCAGATTCTGTTTGCTGCTGTGTGTCAGTAGTCGTTTCAATTGATTCGTCTACTGGCTGCTGCGTATCACCTTCATTTGTTTGGTTGGCTTCCGTCATCAGCGTTTCTGACATTTTTTTGCTCCTTAATCATTGTCGGGTATAACTCAGGGCAGAGAGTGTGAATCATGTTAAGTATTTGCAAACCATAGTTTCTGTTACCTTCGCTAAATGACATTGCCATTGCGTTAGTGTTAAACGATGATCGGAAAACACCTGCTTGCTCCAAAAGTCTCCAGATTAATCTGCGACCCCTCTTGCTGCTCATGAGCCATTTGATGTCCGACTCTTCATTTTGACGGTCAATTCTTTCCGCAGACTTTTTATTGTCTTTAGATTTTTGTTGACCTTTTAAGTCGAGAGGATTGTATTCACTCATGATTCAATATATCTAACAGTAACCGTGTTACGGTCACACCTTTACGTTTTTCTTTTCTTTTTAGATTGACTATCTTTTAATGCTTTAGCTGTTGGCGCACCTTTTTCTCCCGGTTTACGCATACGTTCACCAGATCCTCTTTTTATTCTTTCACGTTTTGCGTGGATGTTTGCCCAAAGGCCTGCGTTTTTTGCCATTAATTTGATTGTTTATTAGAAGGGTACAAAGTTGCTAATTTTTTGTCATCACTTTCTTTTTGTGTGTCTACAGCAAAACTTTGCCGTAATATTCTTTTTGCTTTTGGTGTCATTCGTTTATATTTTGCATCTTGTGTATCAAATCCATAAAATTTTTTTAAATAACTATCAAAATCCATTATTTACCTCCGTATAATTTTTCTGCAATTTCTTCTCGTCTGTCTTTTTTCTTTGCTTTATTATGAGCTAACGTAAATGAATCTCCTTTTTCCATACGTTGTTTCATAAATCTCATATGTTTGTCAGTGTGATGTTTTGAATGTTCTTTTAATTTATTTTTTTGACTAGTAGTTAATTTTGCCATTATTTACCTCCATATAAGATATCTGCTATTTTTTTACGTCTATCTTCATTTTTCTGTCTTTTCTCTTCCCTCATACGTTTTCTTTGCATTTCTTTTTCTCGTTTTTTTCTTTTCTTCTCTTCTTTTTCTCGCCTATCCATTTCAATCATTTTCCTAAATCTGTCTTTAGTTTCTGACGGTAATCTTTGAAAATTTGGATCAGCCATGTTATACCTCCAATGGTGATGGTGAATTGTAGCCACTAAACTGATTCATAAGATCCATTGCATTACCTGCATCAACCTTACCGAGTTTAGCCATGTTGTCAGCAGCTTGCTGTTGTTGTTCAGCCTGTG